TAGAATACGATAATATCCTGATGTGTTCTATGAGAGGACGTGCAGGACAGATTGTTGGTCAAGGATTCTCTGGTAAGAAATCTCAGATGGGAGTCAAGATGTCTAAGACTGTCAAAAAGACAGGATGTATGAATCTTAAGACTTTACTTGAAGATGATAAACTTATTATTAACGACTACGATATTATTAGTGAATTAACTACTTTCATTCAAAAGTCAAACTCATTTGAAGCGGAAGATGGGTGTAATGATGACCTTGCAATGTGTCTAGTTATTTTTGCATGGTTGGTCATGCAAGAGTATTTCAAAGAGATGTCCGATCAAGATGTTCGTAAGAGAATCTACGAAGATCAAAGAGATCAAATTGAAGCGGACATGGCACCATTCGGATTTATCTCAGATGGTTTAGAAGGCGGAGAAAGTTTTATAGATGAGAATGGTGATAGGTGGCATATGGATGAATATGGTGATCAATCATATATGTGGGAGTTCAACTGATGGATATTGAAGACCAGTTTGAACTTGGTCATCTATTTTTAGCGCAGAGAACTTGTAGAAGTTGCGGCCAAACCAAAGACTTATTAGATGGATTTTACTTGACGAGAAAGAGTAGAGGCAGTCTGCCATCTGCATATTCATATGAATGTAAAGTATGTACTATTGATAGGATTACTAAGAGAAGACGTGTTGCAAGAGACCATACACGATGGGAATATCCTGACTGGTAAAGGGTTCATGTGTTGTTTCCCCTCTGAAAAAGGTCAAAATTCTAAATATTAGCAGTCATATGAATCTTCTTCAGAGGGAAAGACATGTCGCTTAATCTAGTATCACCAGGCGTAAAGGTTAGGGAGGTTGACCTAACCGTCGGAAGAATTGATCCTGTATTTGACCAAGTTGGTGGTTTCGTCGGACCCTTTGCTAAAGGTCCAGTTGGAGTACCAGTTCTGATCGAAACGGAGCAAGATCTTCTAGCAACATTTGGTAAGCCCAGCGAGGTTGATGGTCAAAACGAGTATTGGTTGACCGCTTCCGCTTACCTTTCTTATGGTGGAGTACTAAACGTAGTTAGAGCAGACTCTACTAGTTTAGTAAACTCCCACGTATCAGTAACTGGCTCTGCAGTAGCAGGTCTTAAGATTACTGGAACCGAAGACTACGAAAACAATCATATTAATGATACTACTTGGAAGTTCGCAGCAAGAAACCCAGGTAGTTGGGCAGATGAACTAAAAATCGCAGTAATCGATAACGCAGCTGATCAAAGACTAGGACTCGGTACCTTCGGTCTTCAAGTCGGTTATGCAGTAACAGTTGGTGTTTCCACTTCCTATGCAGGAACAGATGGAACAGTTAAGACATTCAACGGATATCTAAAGAGCATCATCACTCAGATTAACGTTGGTAGTGTTGACGTTAAGATTCTCAGCAAGTACGACATCGACAACGATGAGTGGACAGAAGCTGAGTACACCCAGAGTGGTCTAGGTAGAATTCTTGGTGGATCAAACCAGTACATCCAAGCATTTAACAATGTTGGTGTTGCAGATTCTTTGGAGAAACTAAGATCTACAGATGGTGGAACAGTTTCTTCTGGTTCTACTTCTATCCAGTTCCCAAGTGGTTTTGATCTTACCATCCTAGATGAGAACGATTTTATCACTTCTCTGAACGGAACATTCACTGGAAGAATTCATTCTGTTGATAATACCAACAACATTGTTTTCTCCGATACTGCATCTCCAGTATCCCTTGCGTCTACGACCATCGTATTTAAGTATGCAAGAAGTGCAAATGATGGTACTGATGCTAGAGGTGAAGGTCTCCTAACTGATGGTGGATTCACTGCAATTGACTGGTATGAGCAACAGAAGATTTCCCTAGCAAGTGGTGATATCTTCTGGAAGAACATTGCTCCAAAACCAGGTACTTCTAACTACGCTGCAGAAAGAAAGACCAAGAATGATGAAGTCAACATCGTTGTCATTGACGACAAAGGTGCAGTAAGTGGTGTTGCAGGTAATATCCTTGAGAAGTTTAACTCACTTTCCAAGGCAAATGACGGAAGAGTTACTCCTGCACAGAATGTACACTATAAGACATTCCTGGCACAAAGATCTGCATATGTCTTTGCTGGAAACCAAGATACTCTACTCTCCCCTGGATTTACTTCTCTAGGTGGGTATGCACTTCAAAGTGGTGCTTCTATTGCATGGAACCAAGATGCAACCTCGGTAACATTTGGTGTTCTAGGTAATAAGACATACACCCTTGCACATGGTGGAGACTATGGTACCACCAAGTATGATGTAACTCTGGGTGATATCCTCACTGGTTACGAGAAGTTCAGAAATCCTTCTGATGTTTCTGTCAACTATCTGATCAATGGACCTTCTGGTGGAGATACAATTTTTGAATCTCAGGCAAAGATCAACAAACTGATTGATATTGCAAATGAGAGAAAGGATTGTGTTGTAACTGCATCCCCACATAAAGGTGGTGTTGTCAACGTAACTAACCCAGATACTCAAACAAGAAACGTCATCGACTTCTTCGATGGTTGTACTTCTTCTTCCTACGCAGTATTTGATTCTGGTTACAAGTACACCTTTGATAGATTTAACAACAAGTTCCTCTATATCCCACTAAATGGAGATATTGCGGGTCTGATGTGTAGAACTTCTATCTCCAGTTTCCCATGGTTCTCGCCAGCGGGTGCTCAGAGAGGCACAATCAACAATGCAGTTAAACTTGCATACAACCCATCCCAAACACAGAGAGATCTCCTCTATCCACAGAGAATTAACCCAGTTATCTTCTCGCCTGGTGCAGGTGTTATCCTCTTCGGTGATAAGACCGCACTATCCTATGCATCTGCATTCGATAGAATCAACGTCCGTCGTCTATTCCTCACTATTGAGTCTGCAATCCAACGTGCTGCTCGCGCTCAACTCTTCGAGTTCAACGATGTTATCACAAGAACTAACTTCTTGAATATTGTCGAACCATATCTCCGTGATGTTCAAGCGAAGAGAGGAATCACTGAGTTCCTAGTTGTTTGCGACGAGTCAAATAACACTCCAGATGTTGTTGACGCAAACCAGTTCAGAGCAGACATCTTCGTCAAACCAGCAAGATCGATCAACTTCATCGGTCTCACATTCGTAGCTAACAGAACTGGAGTTAGCTTTGAAGAGGTTGTTGGAACCGTCTGATACATTTTCTAATTCACTTTCAATCTCTAATTTACCGAGGAACCAAGAACAATGAAATTCCCAAATTCTCCTACTTTTAATACCAGAACACTGGAGGACTTTAAAGCAAGACTCAAGGGAGGGGGCGCACGCCCCAACCTTTTTGAGTGTGTTATCAAATTCCCTGAATTGCTCGATGCAAAACTGAGCAATGATGAGCAGAATTCGATTAAGGAAGACACCAGATTTATGATTAAGGCAGCTAACCTGCCTGCATCTAATGTCAACGTAATCGATGTTCCTTTCAGAGGAAGAAACCTCAAAGTTGCTGGTGACAGAACGTTTGATGTCTGGACCATTACAGTCATCAACGATGTTGACTTTAACATCAGAACTTCTTTCGAGAAGTGGATGAATATGATCAACAAGCATGACGACAACAGCGGTATTACTCGCCCTGGTCAATATCAAACTGACGCTTATGTCTACCAACTAGGTAGAAATGAAGGAGCAAGTGCTCAACCACAAAAAATTCCTACTGGTGGTAGTCAGATCCCAGTTCTCAAGTCCTATAGATTCTATGGAGTCTTCCCAACTAATGTAAGTTCTATTGAACTTTCTTACGATCAGGCAGACACCATCGAAGAATTCACAGTTGATCTACAAGTTCAATGGTGGGATGCTCTCGATAACGAGGGTAACAGCCAACTGAACCCTGGTGATACTGAACAGGCTGGTGGAGGAACCACAGGCGCAGGACTCTGATATTTTGACCTAATAAATAGTAAAAAGGAATTTTACTATTTTGAAGGATGCCTGCTAAATTATTTGGTTTTAAAATCCAAGACGATGGAAACGACAGATCTAAAAAATCTGTCGTTTCTCCTGTGCCGGAGAATCAAGAAGATTCTTCGGATTTTTATGTGTCTAGTGGTTTTTATGGGCAATATGTAGATATTGAGGGTGTTTATAAATCCGAGTACGATTTAATTAAGAGATATAGAGAAATGGCACTGCATCCCGAGGTGGATGGTGCTATTGAAGATGTTATTAACGAGGCAATCGTTTCTGATCAAAACGATTCTCCAGTACAAATCGATCTACAGAATTTACCTGCGTCGGACAGACTCAAGGACGCAATTAGAAACGAGTTTAGATATATCAAAGAGATTTTAGATTTTGACAAGAGATGTCATGAGATTATGAGAAACTGGTATGTAGATGGAAGAATCTACTACCATAAAGTTATTGATCTCGAAAAACCACAAGAGGGAATCAAAGAGGTCAGATACATTGACCCAATGAAAATTAAGTTGGTCAGAAAGATCAAGAAAGATGCAAAGACTGCGATCAACCCATCATTTTCAGTAAGTGGTACGCAAAATGGTACGGGTTCTTTTGCAACCCCAGAAGTAGAAGAATTTTATGAATATAACCCAAATACTAGAGGCAGTGCGATCAATACTTCCCAATACAAATCGGGAATGGGAGGGGCAGCAAGAATTGCAAAGGATGCGATTACTTATGTACACTCTGGTCTTGTAGACAGAAATAAGCAAGCAGTTCTTTCTTATCTCCACAAAGCAATCAAGGCACTCAATCAACTCAGAATGATTGAGGATTCTCTTGTCATCTATAGACTATCAAGAGCACCAGAACGTAGAATCTTCTATATTGATGTTGGTAATCTACCGAAGATCAAAGCGGAACAATATCTCCGCGATGTGATGAGTCGTTATCGCAACAAACTAGTCTACGATTCTGCGACTGGTGAAATGCGTGATGATAAAAAGCATATGAGTATGCTTGAAGATTTCTGGCTCCCTCGTCGTGAAGGTGGTCGTGGAACAGAAATTACTACCTTACCAGGTGGTCAAAATCTTGGCGAACTTACTGATGTTCAGTATTTCCAAAAGAAACTATACAGAGCACTTGGAGTTCCTGAGTCACGTCTTGGTGGTGAAGGTGGTTTCAACCTTGGTCGTTCTTCTGAAATTCTAAGAGACGAAATCAAGTTTACCAAGTTCGTCGGAAGAATGAGAAAGAGATTTTCAGGAGTATTCCTGGATATGCTCAAGACTCAACTTATCCTTAAGAATATCGTAACTCCTGAAGATTGGAAACTACTTTCCGATCACATTCAATTTGATTATGTCTACGACAATCATTTTGCAGAACTCAAAGAAGCAGAACTAATTCAGAACAGACTGGGTGTTCTTGCTGCTGCAGAACCTTATGTCGGTACATATTTCTCTGTTGATTATCTGAGAAGACATGTTCTAAAACAGACTGATTACGAAATTACAGAGATCGACGAAAGAATCGAATTTGAAAAAGAGATGGGTATCATCCCTGGTGCAGAAGAAATGGAAGGTGAACTTCCAGCGGAAGAAGATCCCGCAGCTTCTGATGCAGCAATGGGTGAACCTGCAATGGATCCTGAGATTGATGCTTCTGCGGTTGAAGATGAACCAACTCAAGAAGCACCAAAAGCCAAGATGCCTAAGGGTGGCAGGATCTGATAAATAAATTTACGTATCATTAATTTCTACAAAACATGGATGATCTAATTGACATGATGGTGAAAGATGCTTCTGCGTCTGCAATCAGCGACAAGATTAAAGATATCTTGATGCAAAAGTCCGCAGCAAATATTGATGCGGTTAGACCTCAAGTTGCAGCTTCAATGTTTGGTGCAACTGGTGCAGAAGTTGAAGCAGATGCTGCAGAAGCAGAAGTCGAAACGGAACCATCTGCAGAACTAGAAACTGAAGTAGATTCTGAAGAAGAAGAAACCCCAGAAGAGGAAACTGACTAATGGCCAATACTGGATATGTTCGTAATGATGAAAACAACGATCCAGTTTCATCTGGAGATCAACCAGGATATGCGACAACTTCATATCTTGGTGGAACGACTGGTTGGTCAACGGTAACTCATAGAGATTTTAACTCTGATTATATTGCATACACTTATAATAGTGCAGCAGGTATCGGAACTAGAACTCCATCAGTGTATCAGAGACACGATGCTAACAATAATCCAGTTGGTGTCGGTACTTATCAACGACACGACGCGGACAATAATCCAGTAACAAGTCCATAGTTTAATAAATAAAATATAAGACCTCAAGTAAGTAGTGAAATGAAACTTATTACGGAAGAGATTTCTAATGTAAAAATTATCACTGAAGGTAAGGGTTCTAACAAGAAACTCTATATCGAAGGTGTATTTTTACAGGGTGAGATCAAGAACAGAAACGGAAGAATGTATCCTATCGACACTCTGAGAAGAGAAGTCGAAAGATACAACGAATCCTTTGTCCAAAAGGGAAGAGCTCTCGGAGAACTCGGTCACCCCGATGGTCCAACTGTCAACCTTGATCGAGTTTCCCATAAGATCACTTCACTAGTTCAAGAGGGTAACAACTTCAAAGGAAAAGCACAAATCCTCAATACCCCTATGGGTAAGATTGCATCTTCTCTTTTAGATGAAGGTGTAATGTTGGGTGTTTCTTCTCGTGGAGTTGGTTCACTCAAAATGACAAACGAAGGTCATAAAGTTGTCGGTGAAGATTTCATGTTAGCAACTGCTGCTGATATCGTCGCTGACCCTTCCGCTCCTGATGCATTTGTATCTGGAATCATGGAAGGTAAAGAGTGGGTTTGGGAAGGAGGTATCCTTCGTGAACAACTCGCTGAAAGAACTGAGAAGAGAATTAACACCCTCGTCGATCAAAAAAGACTCGAAGAGCACAAGTTAAATCTGTTCCAAGAGTTTCTTTCAAATCTATAATTTATAAATAAATACAGATTATACTAAGGTAATCGGAGAGTACAAATGTCCAGTGGTAACGATTTACAAGAAATGGAAGTAGGCACTACACAATCCAAAACCGCAGTAAACGCAGGTGCTAAGCCAGCTGAACCAATGGTAAAACCATCTGGTGCTGCTGTCGAAGACCTCGGCGGTCCTACTCCAGAAAATAGCAAGCCAGATGATGACTCTAATAAAGTCAAAGAACCTGGTGCAACCCTTAAGCAAGTTAAGGACGTTGTAAATGCTAAGGCAAAGCCTGCAGAGCCTATGGCTGCTGCAATGAAGGAAGAGGAAGTTGAGACGGAAG